GCCGCTCATCCTGGAGGCAGGAGGGCCGGAGTTTAAACAGCCACTTGTCTCCGTCGGTCTTCCGTCGGGCCGAGGTGGGAAGAATCAAGCCATCGGTCAATGCTGGTCGGCTGCTTGCTCCGACGATAAAGAGCGGAGCCACATCTTCGTATCGCCGACGCTTGACAACCCGACGCGAGTTCTCGATGTCCTGGCGCATGAGCTAATCCACAGTTCCGTGGGCGTCGAACACGGACACAAGGCCCCCTTCCGAAAGGTCGCTGTGGCCCTCGGCCTGGAGGGAAAGATGACCGCTACGGTTGCCGGACCTGAGCTACAGGCCAAGCTAGAGAAACTCGCGGAGACTCTCGGCGACTACCCACACGCCAAGCTCGACCCGAGGTCAGGCCGGAAGAAGCAGACGACGCGGATGCTGAAACTGGAGTGTCCGTCTTGCGGCGCGGTCGCTCGCATCAGCCGCAAGTGGGCCGATACGGTAACGCTGAACTGCGACTGCGGCCTGGACGGCTGCACCCCCATGGAACTGGCATAGCGTTTACACGCACCCAACCCAACCCCCACACCACACACACGCACCCAACCCAACACACCGCACCATGAAAACCATCCACACCGAACACACCACCAACGGCAGCCGATACACCTACGACTTCAGTCTGTCGTCTACCCAATGGGCGCAGCTTGACACGCCGCAGGATGCCAGCTATTACGGCGTATGGGTCAACCCCTTCCGGCTGCGCGTCCTGACCTATGTCGAGGGCGACAGCACCGTGCTTCAAGCGGAATCCAAGGCCGACCTGACCGCATACCTCCGCCGACTGGAAGACTACTACAAAGAGGGCGACCGAGAGCTACCGAAAATCGACCCTGGATTCGACGACAGTCTCCGCGCCGAGTTTGTGCGCCTTGGCCTGGAGGACATGATTCACTAGCGCAGCGTTTACACGCACCCAACCCCCACACCCAACCACACACAACCACACACAACCACAACCCACACCGTTTACACAGCACCAACCATGAACATCAATCGCACCGTTGAAGATTTGGTTCCAGGAATGCCGGACCGCGAAGTCCTCGTCCAGATGCCGCCTGCGCTCGGGGGCGCGCTCCCTGGGGAACGGTTCCAGGCGACCCTGGTAAACGGGGTCTCGCTGCGGACGCAGGACGGGCGCAGGCTGGCCGTTACGGGCGCGGCAGGCGACGATTATGTCATCGTTAGCTGCTTCCTCGGGGGCAACCTCGTCCAGGCTGGCCGGAAGGCGTTCATCTCCTGGCCGGAATAACCTACCAACCACACCCAACCACACACAACCACACACCCAACCATGACTGAACCCACCTTTGACCCTTGCTGCAACTGTGGCAGAGATACCTTCATCCGACGCGGGGAACTGTTCTGCGACCGCCCTAGCTGCCGGACGGGGCAGGAGACTGCCGCCACCACCCCCGACGAAGCATCCACCAAGGCCGCAGAAGCCCTTGAAGCTCTGTCCGATTCCCTCAACCGCGATAACCTCGTGGAGGAGTGCTGGAGCATCCGTGGGATGGCCGATGCCCTAGTCGGACACAGCGAGCCGACCATGGACGCCGACCATCTCTACTCCGCCGACTACTGGCGCGGCTTCAGGGCCGTCCAGGCTGCGCTCTCCTCCTCCTAACCAACCACACACAACCCAACCACACACAACCACACGCACACCATGTCCCATCCTGACCTGCCCCGAAGCATCGAGACCAGTCCCATCGAGGATTTGGAAGCACTCTTTGTCAAGCTTGACGGCCCCGCCATCTTCGACGAAATCAGCGCCCCCGAGCATGATGCCGACGAAGGCGAGCAACGCGCCTATCGGGAAGAAATCGAAGCAGCCCTCTACGAACTGCTTAACTAACCACACCACAACCACCACCACCCACAACCCACACCGTTTACACACAACCATGAACGACACCACCACCCTGACCGCCGCCGACCTGAAGTTCAACCCCGAAGCGAAGGACTGGCACGGCGACTCCATCGAGCGCTTTAACCAGCTGCATGAGATTAACCAGACTGGCATCCTCAACAACCTCAGTCAGTTCTTCTCCTCCCTTCAGGAGTTCAGCGTCACCGAGCCTTCCTTCCTGCCCTTCGACCTGGAAATCACCAAGACTCGGCTTGACATCCCGAACAACTGGTGTGGCGTCTCCACGCGGTTCACTTTCACCCTCGACGGCAGGGAGGCCTTCTACATGCCGGTCATCGCTTGGGGGACGCCCTCTCTCAAAGCCGAGGTCTGGCTCGACGGCGCCTGGAAGAAGTTCCACTGCCGCGACTCCTCGGATGAGAAGAAGTACGCGAGCTTCATCAAGCGCCTGACGAAGGCCCTTATCCAGGCCCAAGTAAAGTTCACCGAGAAGCAGGCCGCGAAGCGTAAGTCCGCCGAGGTCGACGAGGCCTTCCGCAAGACCGAGCGTTACCGGCTGGAGCGTGAGGGCATCAAGATGCAGAAAGCCGTCACCCGCCTCGGCCAGCGCATGGACCGCGAGCTAAAGGACAGCACTGGTATCGACTTCGTCTGGCGCCGCAGCACCTGCTACCTTCGCTGCTCCCAGGACACCATTCAATTCGGTGACGATGAGAGGGCGATTGACAGGACGATTGATTACGACTTCGGCGTCGACCTCCGCGACGCCAACCTCAACCTGCTGGAGAAGGCGCTGCCCATCATCAAGCGCTACGAGACCTGGGTCCGTCAGTACTTCGCCGGCTTCCGCGTCAACGCCGAGCGCCTCGCCGAACTCCCCTCCCGCGCCGACCTGCGCAAGCTCCGCTCCTAACCCACACCGCCACCACCACCACCTCAGAAACATGACCACCATCACCACCGCTGACGCATTTGAAATCGGCGTGCAGTCCGCCGCTGAATACGAGGGCAACCTCGACGAGGTAGACGGCCTCATGGCCGCGACCGAGGAACTGACCCAGGCGCGCCTGACCCCGAACTTCTCCCCGTGGTACGCCGCCCCCCTAGCCAGGGATGGCCGCGGCGACCTCCTCGCCGCCTTCGAAGACGGCTGGAACCACTGGGTCACCGAAGTCCACGAGCGATTCTAACCACCACCACCACACACCACCACACAGACAGAACCAGAAGAAGAATGACTTGGCGCTGGCTCACCCCTAACACTACCCGACAAGCCTTCCAGTTCAGCATCTACTGCTTCAACTATGTCGGCATCACAATCATGCTCGCTGGCTGGGGCTTCATGCTCTACTACAATCGCCAACCATGAAGAAACCCACCACCTCTGACCTCAAGGATGGATTGTGCTGCGCCGCCACCGCTGTGCTGCTGCTGGCTATCCTCATCCTCTTTCCTTCCACCTAACCACCAACCAAAGATGACCGAAATCACCACCACTGACAACGCTGCGTTTACACAGGGCTACCTGTTGACCTCCTCTGGCAACCAAGTCGAGATGCCTGAGCCAGCCAATGACGATGGAACCTACAGCCTCCAGCAACTGCAAGAAGCTGTGGGTGGCTACATCGAAATCCTTACCCCTGTCAGCGAACTGCCTGGGACTGTCGTGCTTGGCAACGAAGAGGGGCTTCAGAAACGGTTGCCCCTGAACTTGGCAGCTTCAACCTTGTGCGGCTTTCCTGTTGTCGGTAACATTGCCGTCGTGCCAGCTAGTACCGTCCAATGAAAACTTTCTACGGCGTCGATTGTCAAACCTGTGGCGACACTGGGATTGCAACCGAACTCCGCGACGAAGAAACCTTGATGGAGGTGCGTTGCTATCACTGCAACCGACGCCCGAAACTACCACCCAACTTCAAAAACATGAACCATTACCCCTTGTTTACACGGCCCACCAAGAGCAACCTTGAGGAGGCGGCAGCCCAACTAGGCGACCTGACCGAGCGCACCTATGAGTTGTCATGGGTGAACAGCAAACTTGTTCTGTTCCGTGAGGGCATCGCCGTCTCTCCTCCGTTCACCAAGAAAGAGATGGCTGCTTTTCTTCTGGCTTCCCTGACCTGCCTTCAGTCTGACGAAAGATGAGCAAGCTCATCGTCGTTACGGACCAAGGCACACGCTACCACCGCAGTGCGAAAATCCTGTCCCTTGACCCAAGCGAATACCAACTGCTGACTTCTGGCAACATTGGTCTAAGTCAGGTCTACGCTTTGGAAGAGTTCACGCTGGCCGACTTGCAAGGCGCAGTGAACCGCTACGAGGACGAAGAGGACAATCTGACGGAGGAAGACGAAGGCCATCGCAGCGATTGCTCCGATACTTCCTTCAAGGCCGTGGTCGGGGAGTTCTACTTCCACATCACCGCAATGCGAGGCGGCGCATTAATCCAAGTGCTGTACGCCAAGGATGACAGCATGGCGATGACGACCTTTCTTCCAAACCGCAAGGATGAAGGACAGCGATAACAAGCCGCCACGACTGGTGGCCTTAGCTGGCGCAGTGTGGCAAGTGGGCGACAAGACTTGTCGCATCCCTGTTGAGGATAAGGATGACCCGAGCAAAGGTGAGTGGGTCGAAGTTCCCCTGGTCCGCTGCGATGTCTGTCTTCAGGTTGCCCCAACTTCGCCATGTCCTGACTGCGAAGTAACTGACATCCACCTTTACCCTGAACGAGAGTGCGACATTTGTGGTGGACCGTACCGCGACCGTGCGAACATCTTGACTTGCTCGCAGTCTTGCTCTACCTTGAAGGCCAACACTCACAACGCGAACTTCCAATACCGAAAGTTCAAAAACCCTGACTAACTAACACACTCACACTTAGGAGGAAAGTGAACAAAACCATTACACCTAGAGGTAACAGTTGGGAGGCGACGGTTCGACATGAGTCTCTGCCTTCTGGCCGTCTTCGCCGCTCATTCCGATGCAAGTACACGGCGGAAGCCTGGGCATCCCAAGCTCTCGCGGATGTCCTGAACGGGAAGCCTGTTGACCTTCGCCGTCTCAAGGCTCCCGCACGGGGGAAGACCCTGGAGGAGGGCATCGCCCATGTTCTCAAGCACCGCTGGTCTGGCACAAAGTCTGAGCAGTCGCACTTACTGAACACTCACGCGCTGATTGACTTCTTCGGGGCCACCGCCAAGCTGGAGGACATCACCGAGGATAAGGTGGAAGACTTCACTCTTCACCTGCGAGAGCAAGGTAAGGCGGATGGAACCATCAACCGCAAACTGAGTTGCCTTTCGGTCATCTTGCGAGCGGCGTACAAGAGAGGGTGGATTGCCACTCGACCTGAGATAGGCCGACGCAAGGAGAAGCTGACCCGAATCAGTTACTACTCCAAGGCGGAGCAGCAGGAGATTACCAAGTGTTTCAACAGCATGGGTCTGCACCGCTATGCTGCCTTGTTTGGTTTCCTGTGCGACACGGGGCTTCGCATCTCCGAGGCACTGCGTTTACACTACTCGGACATTCGGCCCATCGATGGGGGAGACGATAAGTCTCGGCCAGCTATCTATGTCTACGAAAGTAAGCACAGCGATAGCCCACCTCGTGCCATCCCCCTGACCAACCGTGCGTTTCGTGCGGTGTACCCACAAAGCGAGTCAACCCCCAGTCTTCTTGACGGGATGGCTGGCCCATTCAGCGGCCTGACCAAGAGGAGTTGTCGCAGTGCGTGGGACAGGCTCCGCAAAGCCCTATGTAAACAAGGTCAGCCTGACTTTATCTGGCACACCTGTCGGCACACCTTCTGTTCCCTGCTGGTACAAGCTGGTGAAAGCCTAGCGGTGGTCAAAGAGTTGGCTGGACACAAGGACATTAGCACGACGCTTCGTTACGCACACCTTAGCCCACAGAACAAGCTGTCGGCCATCGACAAGCTGGAGACATGGACGAAGTAAAGCTAGAGAAGCTGGCTGTTGACAAAGCCAAGCAGCGGTATCGGGCTACGGTTAGCCACTACAAGGAGAACCGTGAGGAATGCGAGACGGCGGTCGGTCGCCTTGCCTTGGCAAACCTTTCCCCCTTCGTAGAGGAGGCGTTAGATAAGTGGAAGGTCAAGGCGGCAACCCAAGCTGGCAGAGGCCACGCTGCTTTCCCTTTGTTGGATGCGCTGCCTCTGGAAACCACGGCGTTGCTGATTAGTCGGGCCATCCTGAACTCGCTGTCTTCTGCCAAGAGCATCACCGCTTTACACATGGCGGTGGGTTCGGCGATAGCCCAAGAGCAAGCACTTGATTGCTACCGTCGCCAGTCGCCTGAGTGGTTTGCTGTTATTCAGAAATCGGTGTGGAGGAATCGCGGTACTCAGCGACAGACGAACGCGATGTTTCAAACCCTGCGTAAACGCTTGGGTGAGCTAGAGAACACATGGACAACGGCGGACAAGTTACGGGCTGGGGTTGTGGGCCTGGACTTGTTCGTCGCTTCCACTGGTGTCGTTGAGATTCAAACTCGTTACGACAGCCGCCGCAACAGGAACAAAAGTGTGGTTGTTCCGACTGCATCTATGATGGAGTGGCTGGAGAATGCTCACACTTTTCGTGAGGAGCTTCGGCCACTGTTTACACCGATGGTCAGCGAGCCTGTGCCTTGGACATCACACGATACTGGCGGGTTCCTGACTATCCCTACCACCTTGGTCAAGAGCCAAGCCGATTACAGTCACCTAACTCCTGAGTCTGCACCTGAAGTCTACGAAGCGGTCAACCGTGTGCAGTCAACTGGCTGGGCGGTCAACCAAGATGTCTTGAAGGTCGTCCGCCACCTGTACGACAATCAGGTCGAGCTTCCTGGACTGCCGACGAAGGAGCCAATCCCTTTGCCGACCAAGCCCACGGACATTGAGGACAACCCTGAGTCTCGCAAAGCCTACGGAGCGGCTAAGGCATGGGTACTGAACGCCAACAACAAGCGCAAGAACAGGAAGCTAACGGTTGCGCGGCTGTTGCAGCAAGCGGAGGAGTACAGTCAGTACCCTGAGTTCTACTTCGTGCAGCAGTTGGACTTTCGTGGCCGTATGTACTCGACCTCGACTGGCCTGAACAACCAAGGTGATGACCTGAACCGCTCCCTGCTGAAGTTCTCGGTGGGTAAGCCCCTGACTACTGACGAGCAGCGCAAAGCGTACAAGGTTCAAGGTGCAAACCACTACGGGTTGACTTCGGAAACCTTGGATGACCGCATCGCCTGGGTGGATAGCGCATCGGAAGACCTTGTCAACGCTGGACGCGAACCGCTAAACCACATGAGCTTTTGGTTGAGCGCCAAAGACCCCTTTCAGTTCATGGCGTGGTGCATCGAATACGCGGCCATTGAGGCTGACCCCTCGACGCCTAGCTCTTTGCCTTGCTCAATCGACGGCACGAACAACGGCTGCCAAATCTGGTCGCTGATTATGCGTGACCGTAAGACAGGCGAGGCCACCAACTGCACCGACCTGGGGAGTCCGCAAGACCTGTACGCCGATGTCGCTGCTGATGTCTCGGCCACCCTGGAGGAGAACTTCTTCGCTAGGGAGTGGAGGCGCATCGGCATCGACCGAAGCACCGTCAAGCACGGGGTCATGATTATCCCCTACTCTGCTACGCTTGCTGGGGTAGCCCATACTATTTATGACTGGCTCCAGAAGAAGCGGGTGGAGGGGACCATCGACCCTTCATGGCGCAGCGATTACCAGGGGGCGAACTACCTAGCTAAACAGGTGTGGAGGGTTCTGCCTGACCACATCCCTGCTGTGCTGCAAGGCAAGGAATACCTCCAGAGTTGTGTGGGGCTGGCGTTCAAGCAACAGGAGGGTGTCTCCTGGACCCTGCCCACGGGGCTACAGGTCACCAACAAGTACATGAAAAAAGCCCTGCGGAAAGTCCGCACAAACCTGGGGCAACGCTACCATGTTAGTTATGTCCAAGAACCCACGCTTGGACTGAGCGGTAAGCGGCAGAAGCAGACCATTACCGCGAACTTCACACACAGCATGGACAGCGCACTGTTAACGAAGACCGTCTGCGCGGCGACAGCCGTCACGCACTTCAGCATGGTTCACGATAGTTACGGCTGCCATGCTGCCGACCTCCCTGTCCTCGCCCATGCCGTGCGCGAGGCCGCTTCTCAGTTGTTCAGCGTCGATGTCCTCCAGGACTTCCGCGACCAATTGTGTAAACAGTTGCCGGATATTGATTTCCCGCAACCACCTCAGCTTGGCGATTTGAATCCAAGTGAGGTACTTCATTCCACCTACTTCTTTAACTAGAAGAAACACGCATGACAAACAAACCGCAAGTACTGGCGAGTCCCAAAGGGGTTGCTCGCTATCCGTGGCTGACCCAGCCTGACTACGATTTTGCTGAGAAGTACAACTCGGCTCCTGAGTACAAGTGCCAGCTTGTCCTGAACAAGGCCGACAGCGAGGCGTTCAAGGCACAGTTGACTAAGGTTTACCAGGAGGCGTACAACACCGCTTGCCAGGAAGAGGGGAAGAAGCTGAAGCAATACAGCGAGTTCCCTTGGGTTGACCTTGAAGACCCCGATACTGGTGAGGCGACTGGCGAGACGGCCTTCAAGTTCAAACTGAAGGCGACTGGCGAGAACCGTCGCACTGGCAAGACCTGGGAGAACCGCATCGCTTGGCTGAACGCAAGCCGTCAGCCGATGGAAGTCCCGATGGAAAGTGTCGGTGGCGGCAGCGTCATCCGCATTGCCTTTGAGCCGTACACTTGGAACGCACCGATTGGCTTCGGCCTGACGCTGCGTATCAAGATTGTTCAACTCATCGACCACAAGACTTATGTGACTAACTCCGACGAGTTGGCCAATAAGCTGTTCGATGTAGAGGGTGATGGCTTTCCTGGAGTGGAGGACTCCAGCGACAGCCCAGCGACCGATAGCGGCGCTGACTTTTAGTGGCGAGGAGTTACCTCAAGTTCACTATCCCCATCAACCCTGTGCCAGCTAGTAGGCCAAGGGTTTCAAAGTGGGGATGCTATTACAGCAAGACATACACCGCGTTTCGGAAGGCTGCACCAGAAGCAATCGAAGAAGCGGTACGAAACTCAGGGGTAGGTCGGGGTGACCTACCCTTGTCCCAAACAGTTGAGTGCGAGTTCGTATTCAACTTCAAGCAACCCAAGTCTACGAAGCTGGAGTACCCCAGGGCTGATGTTGACAACTGCCTTAAGGCGATTCAAGATAGCATCCAGGACATCATCCTCGTAGACGATAACCAAATCACCATAGTCAAGGGAGAGAAGCGATGGGCGGAGACGGGCCAAGAGGGTTTCATCGAGATGAAGCTACGGATAGTCGATTCCTAAGGCACGGCCCGTGCGACGAGTGCGGCAGCAGTGATGCTAGAGCTATCTACTCTGACCACGAATACTGCTTTAGCTGTCGTTCACATACACAGACACATGAAACACTTAGCAAAGGAGGAAACATGGAAACGCTGACTCAACGATTCCTTAATGTTGAGTACGGTGACATCCCTAAGCGCAAACTGCGGGAGGATACCTGCCGTAAGTTTGGCTACGGGATTAGCGGCAAGTACCAAGTTGCCAGCTACCGAGATAAAGATGGACGGGTCGTGGCGCAGAAGCTCCGTGACTCTGAGAAGAACTTCCGCATTGTCGGCGACGCACGGCGGATGCAACTGTTTGGTCAGCACCTGTGGTCTGGCGGCAAGCAGCTTGTTATCTGCGAAGGGGAGGTTGATACCTGCTCTATGGGTCAGGTCCAAAGCCTGAAGTGGCCCGTTGTCGGCGTACCGAACGGCGCACAGTCGGCTTCCAAAAGCATCCGCGACAACATTGAGTTTGTCGAGAGCTTTGAAAAGGTTGTGTTCATGTTCGACATGGACAAGCCAGGGCAGGAAGCTGCGGTTGAGTGCGCGGCACTGCTCAGTCCAGGCAAGGCGCACATCGCCCAGCTACCTGAAGGTTTCAAGGACATCAACGAGATGCTCCAAGCCAACAAGGTGCAGGAGCTTGTGTCTTGTATGTGGTCGGCCAAGCCCCACCGCCCTGATGGCCTAGCGTTTAAGGATGAAATCTACGCTGCCGTGACGGACATGACCGAGGTGGAGGCTTACGATTACCCCTGGCCTGGATGGAACCAGAAGACCTATGGCTTACGCCGTGGGGAACTGGTCGTTGTCACGGCGGGAACTGGTATCGGCAAGTCCACGGTATGCCGTGAGATTGCTTACCACCTGAGCCGACAAACCAAGGTGGCCTACATCGCCTTGGAAGAGAATGTCCGCCAGTCTGCGCTTCAGTTCCTCGGTATCCACACGGGGAAAGCCCTGCACTTGAACTACGACATCTCGGAAGACGAGCGTGACAAGGCGTTTGAGGAAGTGTTCGGCACGGAACACATCGTCCTCTACGACCACTTCGGTTCCATCGACCCCGATAACCTGATGAAGAAGATTCAGTTCCTGGCTCACGCTGGGTACAAGTATGTCTTCCTTGACCACCTGACCCTGATGCTGTCAGGCGGTGCTGACCAAGGCGACGAGCGCCGGCGGATTGACGCGGTGATGACCAAGCTGCGGCAGACGGTGGAGAACCTGAACATCGGTCTGGTTGTTGTCAGTCACCTCAAGCGCACCGAAGGTAGACCGATGGAGGAAGGTGGTCAGACCTCTCTGTCTCTGCTCCGTGGCTCGACTCAAATCGCTGGCCTTGCCGATATGTGCATTGGCCTGGAGCGTGACCAGCAGGATGAGGAGAACCCTAACCATGTCCTTTGCCGTTGCCTGAAGAACCGATTCTCTGGCGACACTGGCCCGATGGAAACGCTGGTGTTCGACAAGAAGAAGATGCGCTTCTCCATCGTCAGCCCCAAACAGCCCGATGAACCAAAGCACTTTGATTTTTGACCTGGAGACGGACGGTCTGCTTGACTCCGTTTCCGTGATTCACTGCATTGGTGTGGTCAGCGAAGATGGCAGCTACAAGCGACTGTTCGGCCCCGATGAGATTATTGAGGGGCTGGATGTGTTGGCCGCTGCCGACCGATTGATTGGTCACAACATCCAGGGGTACGACCTTCCTGTTCTCCAAAAGCTGCACCCTGAGTGGACCTTTGGGGGGGACATCCGTGACACGGTGATTATGTCTCGCATCAAGTTTGCGGACATGAAGAACCAGGACTTCACCAGGGAAGACTTCCCCCCGAAGCTGATTGGCCGTCACTCCCTGGAATCCTGGGGACACCGTTTAAACTTCTACAAGGGAGACTACGGTAAGCAGGAGAACGCCTGGGAGAAGTACACCGAGGAGATGGGGGAGTACTGTCTTCAGGACTGCGAGCTAACTCGGAGACTGTACCACCACCTAAAGCTCCCTGACTCCTGTGTCGAGTTGGAGCAGGGATTTGCAAAGGTACTCGACAGTCAGATGGAGGTGGGGTTTGAGTTCGATGTCGCCAAGGCCCAAGTCCTGTATGGGAAGCTGGTCAAGCGGAGAGCCGAGATTGAGGAAGAGTTGATATCGGTGTTCCCTGCGAAGGAGACTCCGATGAAGACTCGCCAGTACTGGGTTCACCCAGAGACTCAGGAGCGGTACGCCCTTAAGGGTGACTGTCCCGCCAAGGAGCGAAAGCTGCTGGAGCCTGGGCCGTACAAGGTGAAGCGCGAGGAGTTCAACCCGAACAGCCGACTTCAGATTGCCGAAGCCCTGACCAATCACTACGGGTGGAAGCCTAAAGAGTTCACTCCCGATGGCCGACCAAAGGTAGACGAAAAGGTTCTATCCAAGCTGCACTTCCCTGAAGCAAGGCTGCTTAATGAGTTCCTGATGATTACCAAGCGTCTCGGTATGTTGGGTGATGGTGACTCGGCGTGGCTGAAGCTGGAGAAGCAAGGCCGCATTTACGGGCGCATCAACCACAACGGCGCGGTCAGTGGTCGCTGTACTCACAGCCGACCCAACATTGGGCAGACAACTGGCCTTGGCGCAGCCTATGGCAAGGAGTGTCGGGAACTGTTTACGGTTCCCCCAGGCTACAAGCTAGTTGGCGCTGACCTTGCTCAGGTGGAGCTTCGGATTCTCGCCCACTACACGGGGCGGTGGTCAGACGATTACACTAAGGCTATCCTTGAGGGCGACATTCACTCGGTAAACCAACACGCCGCTGGACTTGGCGATGACCCCAACGGACGGAGCAAGGCTAAGACTTTAATCTACTGCACCCTGTACGGTGGCGGTCCAGCTAAGATTGGTGAGACGATTGGCGTCAGCCCTGCGGCGGGGAAGAAACTTCAGAAGGCTTTCCTTGATGGGATGCCAGCCCTGAAGACCCTGATTGAGCAGGTCAAGGCCGTTGTCCGAGACAAAGGCAACCTTACGGGCCTGGACGGTAGACCATTGACCTGCCGCTCGGAACACTCGGCGCTTAACACTCTTCTCCAGAGTGGCGCAGCCGTCGCCATGAAGAAGGCAACGGTCCTGGCAAATGAGAAGTTTGCCGCAGCGGGATGGACTACCGAAGATGTAGCCCAAGTCGCACACATCCACGATGAACTTCAAGTACAGGTCCGCGAACCGCTGGCCGAACAGGTTGGAGAGATTCTGGTGGAGTCGTTCCGTGAAGCGGGGCGGTTCTTTAACCTTCGCTGCCCTTTGGATGGCGATTACAAGATTGGAAACAACTGGGCGGAAACCCACTAACACACATGAGTTCAAAAATAATCATCGACGGGGACATCTTCCTTTACCAGTGTGCTTTTGCCAGTGAGACAGAGGTCTGCTGGGACGCTGGGAAGAACTTCTACACCCTTTACGGGGAGCTTGGCCCTGCTCAACGGGCCTTCTCGGAACAGGTAGACAAGGTGGTGTCCACGGTTGGCGTGGATGACTTCATCATCTGCTTCTCTGGGAAGGACATCTTCCGCAAGAAGCTCGACCCTGAGTACAAGGCCAACCGCTCTGGGAAGCGCAAGCCTGTGGTCCTGGTCCCGCTTCGGGAGTACATCATGGAGAAGTACCGAAGCATGGCTGTCCCTCACCTAGAGGCTGATGACCTGCTGGGTATTCTGGCCCAGGAGGGCGACATCATGGTCACCTCCGACAAGGACTTGCAGACTGTCCCTGGGCTGCATTACGACCCCAGAAGCGAAGCCAAGAAGGGCGAGAGTGGGGTCTACCAAATCAAGCCCCATGAGGCCATCTACCACCACCTGATTCAGACTCTGACGGGTGACTCAACGGACAACATCAAGGGCTGCCCCAAGGTTGGCCCTGTGACCGCACGGAAGAAGCTCCGCGCTGCCCCGCCTTCAGATATGTGGAGCCAAGTCGTGGGGATATTTGAAGAATCGGGGATGAATGAGGAATACGCAATCACTCAGGCCCGACTGACCTACATTCTCAGAGGCGACGATTACGACTTCCGCACTGGCAACATTAACCACTGGACCCCCGAGACTTACAATGAATACGACCGAACTGTTTGAACTCCATCGCAGCCTGTGTGGTCAGGCGTTGGAACTGATGCGTAAGAAGAACAACGATTACGCTGGTCACAAGGGGGACACCCCATTTGCCAACTTCCAGCGGGTCGAGTCGATGGGAATCACCTCTACCGAGAAGGGCTTTCTTGTGCGGATGACGGATAAGATGTCCAGGCTCAGTACTATGGCGACGGGGGCCGACCTCTTGGTCCCCGACGAAAAGGTCGAAGATACTCTGATTGACCTGATTAACTACTCGGTCTTGCTTTACGCATACCTACAGTCTCATGGAAGAAATCCCACTAATCCCTAGCAATCTGCTTGATGCGCTGGATAAGCTGTACCCCCACCGCTGCCCTGAGTTAACTTTAGACGAGAAAGAGGTCTGGTTTAAGGCAGGGCAGCGTAGCGTTATTGACTTCCTGGTAGCGGTCAAGGCTGAACAGGAAAACACTGTATTCCCTCCAGACGAGTTGAAATAAAATGTGCATCGGACGGCCCAAAACGCCTCCTCGAAGCGACCCTGTTCCTGAGCCTCCCAAGGAAGTGTTCTCGAAAACCGCTGGTCGGGTCGGGAACATTAAGAAGGCTGGCGTCAAAGATGTTGGCGGTCAAGAGCAGGTTCGTGGTCGCGGCCTGTCTGCGCTGCGTCTGAGGAACTACAGCGGCATGAATGTTAGGTACTAAGGTTGGAATACACCCACGGAACGGTTGCGTCTCAGTACGAGAAGCTGTCAGCGAGCCGCCTTCCCTACCTCCAACGCGCTAGGGATTGCGCCCGTCTGACTATCCCCTCTCTGTTCGTAGACGAGGGGTTTAACGCTTCGTCTCGGATTGACACGCCGTATAACAGCATCGGTGCAAGGGGTGTAAACAACCTCTCTGCGGCTCTGCTGCTGGCGCTCTTGCCTCCCCAAGACCAGCCGTTCTTTCGTCTCGCCTTGGATGAGGCGGCTCTGAAAGACCTGGATGGTCTTGACGATGTCAAGTCGGAGATTGATTCCAGCCTAGCCCGTATGGAACGGGCGGTGATGAAGGAAGTAGAAATCTCTAACTTCCGCCCATCCCTGGCAGAGGCTCTCAAGCACTTGATTGTCGCGGGTAACTGCTTGCTGTTCCTCCGTGAGGATAACAGCTTGCGGATGTTTAACCTGAACAACTACGCAGTCAAGCGTGACCCTTCCGGCAATGTCCTGAAGGTCATCACGAAGGAGGAAATCGCTCACTCTGCGTTGCCTGAAAGTGCCGCTGAAATCCTTCAGGTGAAGGGTGACAAGAACGAGACTTCCTGCGACCTGTACACCTGTGCGTACCTGGAGGACCGTACTTACTACATCCATCAGGAGATTTACGGGGAGGTTATCCCTGGCTCCGAGGGCGAGTACCCGATGGAGAAGTCCCCCTTCATGGCCCTGCGTATGCACATCGTTGATGGGCAGGACTATGGCCGCTCCCTGGTGGAGGAATACTACGGCGACCTGATGTCGATGGAGGCGCTGCAAAAGGCGCTGGTCGAGGGGTCAGCCGCTGCTGCTCGTTGCCTGTTCCTGGTGTCCCCCAACGGTACGACCCGTGCGCGGACGATTGCGGAAGCTCCCAATGGGGCTATCCGTGAGGGCAATGCAGGTGATGTCTCCGTCCTTCAGCTAGGTAAGTTTGCGGACTTCCGCATTGCCTTTGAGACGGTCAACAAGATTCAGGAGCGGCTGAACTACGCCTTCCTCCTGACCACGGACACCATCCGCAACGCGGAGCGTGTGACCGCAGAGGAGGTTCGTTTGGTGCAGCAAAGCATTGAGCGTCAGCACTCCTCGGTCTACTCGCAACTGGCGACTACCCTCCAGTTGCCTTTGGTAACCCGCTTGATTGAGCAGATGTCCAAGACGGGCAAGCTGCCGAAGCTGCCAAAGGAATACATTACGCCGATGATTATTACTGGCGTTGACGCTATGGGTCGGGGCATGGACTTGTCTCGTCTTGACGGCTTCATCGCTGGCATCGGTCAAGTCTTTGGGCCTGAAGCTGTCCAGAACTACATCAACATCGGAGAGTACCTGACTCGCCGCGCTGCTTCTCTTGGTATCAACCCTGAAGGGCTGGTCCGTAAACCAGATGAAGTGATGGCTGAGTCCCAGCAAGCTCAGATGATGCAGATGGTTCAGAACGCCGCTCCTGGAGTCATCCAAGAGGGCGTAAGGGGCATGATGGCCGCACCCCAACAACCGCCACAGGAATAACCCATGCACGAACGCGTTGAACTTACCGATGAAACTGAGACTCCCGACTCTGCCCCCGCGACTGAGCCAGTCACTGAAGAAACTCCTGAAGCCCGTCCAGAGTGGCTGCCGGAAAAGTTTGGCTCTCCTGAAGCGATGGCTCAAGCGTATGCTGAACTGGAGCGTAAGCAAAGTAGCGATGCTCCTGATGAGGCTGGCGAACAGGCTGACCAAGTTCAAGCTCCCGCTCTAACGCAGGAAGTCCTGCAAGAGTACTCAAACGCTTGGCAGCAGCAGGATTACAAGTTCACCGATGAGCAATACGGTGAGCTTGAGAAAATGGGCCTGCCCCGCGAAATCGTAGACCTGTATGCTGAAGGCCAGCTAGCTCTCGTCCAGTTCCAAGCCAAGGAACTTGTGTCCACGATTGGTGGCGAGGAGAACTACAAAGCTATGGCAGAATGGGCGCAATCTACTTTGTCTGAGGCGGAGATTAACGCCTATGACAAAGCTATTGAGCTAGATAAAGAGACTGCAAAGATGGCGGTACAGGGTATGTATGCCCAGTACATCAAAGCTGTCGGCAAGGCTCCAAATCTAGTCCAAGGTACTCAGGCCCAACCAGGGTCTGAGGTGTTTCACTCTATCGCTGAGGTTAGGGCTGCAATGAGCGACCCGCGCTACAAGACTGACGCTGCGTACCGTCAGTCGGTGGCGAATCGGATTGCCGCATCCAACATCTAAGCGAACCCCGCGTAGGAATCTAGTGTCTGCCCCTTGCGAGGGATAACTTTCACGAAAGCCAAACGCACTTCTTACTCTTTCTCTTTGACCTACTAAAATAGGAAAAAACTATGGCTATGAAAGTCTCTCTTGGCGGTCAGGCTAGCGGTTCCGGCGCTCATACTGGAACTTGGGCTACCGACAACGCCATGTTCCTCAAGGTGTTTGCTGGCGAAGTGTCTACCGCCTTCGCTGAAGCGAATGTCATGCTCCCGCTTACCCGTGTCCGCACTATCTCCTCGGGTCGTTCGGCACAGTTCCCCATCACTGGCAAGGCTGTTGCCAAGTATCACACTCCTGGTGAGTCCCTGATTCTTGACAAGGACGCTGGCACTACTGATTACCTCAGCACGATGAAGACCAACGAGAAGCTCGTCAAGATTGACGACCTGCTCACGGCTTCGTGCTTTATCGACTCCCTGGACGAGGCCAAGTCGCACTACGACTACCGTGGCCCCTTCTCGCAAGAGCTTGGTCGCGCTCTGTCCTACGAGCTTGATAAGAACATCATCCGCGCCATGTATCAGTCGGCTGGCGGCAGCGCCTCCGACCCGATTCTTTCTGGTATGGGCAATGTGGACCTCGGTGCTGCCACCAAGGCCGATGTGACCAGTGCTGGCATGATTGGTGCTTTCTTTGAGGCGGCTGAGAAGATGGACGCGAACGACCTCCCCGAAGAGGGGCGCTTTGCGGTCGTTGGCCCTGAACTGTACTACCGCCTGATTCAGAAGGCTGGAACCCTTGGCAACGCCATCAACCTTGACTACAGCGGTAGCGGCTCTGTCGCCACTGGTAAGGTCATGGAAGTGGCTGGCATCAAGGTCTACAAGTCGAACCATGTCGATGATGTTGGTGTGAACTACACTGTCGCTGCGGGTAACCAGAACCAAGCTAGCGTGGATTATTCCCTCTACGCCGGTGTGTTTGGTCACGAAGAGGCTGTCGCCACCGTGAAGCTGAAGGACATTGCTCTGGAAAGCGATTACATGGTTGAGCGTCAGGGTACTCTGTTCGTCGCTAAGATGGCTCTGGGTACTGCTCCCCTGCGCCAGGACGCGGCTGGCTACTTCAAGCTGGCTGTCTAACCAGCGGGAGGTTTATCCTCCTTGCTGTGTGTGTGTGTGTTTGGGGGAGGTGGCTTCGGCTGCTTCCCCCTTTTCTTGAAAAGTAAAAGCAATGCTCTCCAACCTCTCAAAACTAGAAGCCATCAATACGATGCTCTCCGTGATTGGAGAGTCGCCTGTCAACACTCTGGTTGGCGCTGTATCTGCTGATACGCAGATTGCTCTTAATGTCTTGGACGAAGTGAACCGCGATGTCCAAGCTAAGGGCTGGCACTTCAACACTGAGTTTGATGTGGTGCTGACTCCCGATGTGAACACCAAGTTAATTTCGTTCCCCTCGGGTTATCTCCGCGTAGACCTTGAGGCCCACAATGCGGGGGATTTGGATGTGGTGGTTCGCGGCACGAAGCTGTACGACCGTAAGGAACACACCTTTGAGTTTGACGACGAGGTCAAGGCCACGGTCGTCTACGGGCTGGACTTTGAAGACCTGCCCCACTCCGCGAAACAATACATCACCATCCGTGCCGCTCGTATTCTTCAGGACCGTGTGGTTGGTTCTACCACTCACCACCAGTTCACGCGGAATGACGAGAGCTACGCCTGGACTAGCCTGATAGAGTACGAAGGCTGGACGGCGGACCACAGCATCTTCGATAATGCGGACACCTTTAACGCTGTTCGCCGTGGTTCCCCGATTGACCGCGTCAGCTAATGGTACAAGAGCGTTTCTTATCGTTCCCTGTCAGGGGAATCTTCAATGGTGTCAGCCAGCAGCCCACGGTTATTCGCCGTGAGGGCTTTGCCGAATCTCAGGAGAACGGCTACTCCTCCATCATTGAAGGTCTGCGCAAGCGCCCTCCGACTGAGCATATTAAGAAACTAAAGGCAGACACGGGTTCCGATACGGACCTCAACAGCGTCCACATTATCGACCGTGGTAGTTCTGACCAGCATCTAGTTCTCATTGAGGATGAGACGCTGACTGTGTATGACCTGGACGGCACTGCAAAGACTGTCCACACGCCGGATGGAACCAGTTACCTTTCTGTGGCCGCAGATGACCCAGAGTACAGGTTTCTGACCCTGGCTGATGTCACCTTTGTCCTGAACCCGTCACAGACGGTGGCGATGGACTCTTCCCTGAGTCCCACCAACAACGCGCTGGGGTCGATGACGGGGGGCCAAGCCCTTATTTTTCTTAAGGGTAGCGGCAGCCACGGCTCATATAAGGTGACTGTTGATGGCGTGACCGTGACAGAGAATGACAGCGGGGATATAGAAAGCGCTGCGTCCAACTTGGCTTCTGACCTAAACGCTATCTCAGGAATCACCGCTACTTCGGCTGGTCCTACCATTTGGCTGTACAACGATGCAGACTCGGATGACATCGTTGTGTCTTCCCTCCACACAAGGAATGAGGATTACATAGGGACGATTAAGGACGAGGTTAGAGAGCTATCAGACCTCCCCGTCTACGCCCCCGAAGGCTTTATCGTCAAGATTACGGGCGCTCCAGAGTCGGCCATTGATGACTACTATGTTAAGTTTGATATGCGGGACTCTGATGTCCTTGCGACGATGGGGGAAGGTCAGTGGGTTGAAACGGTGGCTCCAGGCATTGAGTACAAGCTGGACCCCGCAACGATGCCCCATGTCCTGTTCAAGAACACGGACGGCTCCTTTACCTTTGCTAAAGCAGATGGTGACTTTACCCCCGCTGGCCCTAGCACCTTTGCCTGGGCTGACCGTGAAGCTGGGGATGCCCTAACGAACAAGAATCCCCTGTTCGTTGGCGCAAAAATCCGAGACATGGTGTTCCATAAGAACCGTCTCGGGTTCCTGACGAACGATAACATCACCTTCTCAGAGGGCGGGGAGTTCTTTAACTTCTACACGGTGTCCGTGTCCGACTCTCTGGCGACTGACCGCATCAACCTGACCATCAACCACAATGATGCGGTCAACTTCCACAGCGCAGCGTCCTTCCAGGATGACCTTATCATGTTTGGTGACAACGACCAGTTCCGCGTCACGGGAACGCCCGTTCTCAGCAACGATACGGTCCAGGCGATGCTGCTTTCCAGTTACCGTTCAAGCGGCGAAGCTCGTCCTGTTGTCAACGCTAACCGCATTTTCTTCTCGTTCGGACGGGGGGACTATAGTGGGGTGTATCAGCTAATCCCTTCGGGTACTGTGGAGGGCCAGTACAGCGATACGGAGATTACCTTCCACATCCCTAGGTACATCCCTGGCAACATCAAGGAGATGGCCGCGTTTGGTACGGAGAACCTGATGTGCGCTAGGTCTTCCTCTGAGACGGGAAGCCTGTTCATCTACAAGTATTACGCTGGACGCGAGGAGGATGTTCAAACTAGCTGGAGCAAGTTCACCTTTGCCAACAGCAACATCCGAGGCATGGGCTTTGCCAACAACTCGCTGTATATGGTGAACCGTCGTGCTGGTGAGGGGTGGTTCCTGGAGAGGATTACTTTCCAAGCGAAGCAAGTGGACACCGATGCGGACTACCTGACGCATCTGGACCGCCGACTGAAGGACTCCGATACCACCATTGCCTACGATTCGACTACCGACCTGACAACCTACACTCTGCCCTATAACATTGGGTCAGGCGTAACGATGCAGGTGGTGACCCGCTCTACGACTTCCGTGACTGGAGGTAAACTGCTTACCCTGTCTACCACCCCTGGGCATAACGCCGCTGGTCAGGCCGAACTTAAGGTTCAAGGCGACCACCGCACGACCGCTGTGTGGATTGGAGAGAAATACACCCTGACCTACCAGATGTCTCCGCCCAGGATGCGCGACAGCCAAGGCCAAATCATCTACGAAGGTCGCCTTCAGTTGCGTCGAGGCACGATTGAATACGCAGATTCGGGTTTCTTCCGCATTGAGGTCACCCCCGTCAACCGTGATGCCTATGAGTATGACTTTACGGGACGAGTGTTGGGCGCTGCGGTTCTGGTGATTGGTGATAACCCCGTCAGTTCGGGGACATTCAACTTCCCAATCAGGTGTCGTGCGGATGATGCCACGATTAAAGTCATCAACGACTCCCCCCTTCCCAGCACTATCTCAAGCATTCACTTTGAGGGTGCGTATACCTCCCGAACTTCACGGGCGTACACCCCCACCACTTCACGCATCTGATGAGGATTCAAGTGCTGGCGTCGGTGCTGGAAGACGCGTTGTATATCGCGGACAATCTGCGCCCTGCGGATGCTAAGGAAATCGAAGCAATGGTGGGGAGCGATGACTATAAGGAGTCCTTGATTGAGGGCTTCTACTACAGCGTCCAGCCCATGACTCTTCATGTTGACGGCAAGCCAGCCGCCATGTTTGGTGTTGTCCCCGCCCAGGAGGGCGAGGGGTGCGTGTGGCTGCTTGGAACTCCTGACATTGAGAAGGTCACCTTCTCGTTTATCCGTGAGTCTAAGCCGTACTTAATCGACCTTATGAAAGACTACGACTTTGTGTATAACTATGCACATAAGGACAACCAGCTTCACCTTAAGTGGCTGAAGTGGTTGGGCTTTGAT